TTATATTGCGCTGGTCTTAAATCCGCGCTAGTGCTATTGTTGCAACTCATTTTTTTATGGGTTTAATGGTATGTCACAAGCATCAAAATCCGAAAACGTTGTCATGTCAAAGCTAACCTCAACACCGGCCAAATAGTCTTCAAACTTATCGCTTATTAAATTATATGTTATATTGTCACTTATCGTCCAATTATTCGCGCCGTTTCTAAGCTTACTAATAATGTCAGCGCATATCTGCAACTGATCGCTAGTTACATCGTCCTCAAATTCTCGCTCCATTCCGGACTTATCTAAGAACCAAAGCGTCAAGTTAAAGATTTGCTCACGCCCTACATTCAAGCTACCCGTGTTAACCGCATAGCAAGCAACCGGAAAAACCGGCTGGCTATCCGCGAATAACCACTCGCGCGGCGTCGCACTCTTTACGCTTTTTATCATCGCGTGCGTATCTAGTATCGTCTTTATGGTCTTTATTACTTGGTTGTAGGTCATTAAATTTTTGTTTTACTTTGTCTAAAAACTCCCGCTTATAGCTTCGTACTTTCATAATAATCGTTAAAATTATACGGCAAATCCAAGTTATTAACTTTGCGTCTGTTATTTCCTCGGCCTAAATAAATAGGCGAGGTGTAAGCTTGTATCTGCGGTGCAATTACATCGTAACCGCCACCGATTGTAAGATACTCTTTAAACATGGTTGAATTTTCTCTTAAATAATCTATAAGTCTTTGCTTATAAAATTCCCCGTTGCTCATGTATTTACGCTCAAGTAAATCTAATTGGCCTTTGGTTGGGCTGCTACTATCTTCGCTAGTCTTTTGCATTACGCCTTTACTAAAAAATTGAAAGCTAGTGCTTATAACCATTTCCGCAATTGTAAACCAACAAAGCGCATCGGTTATATAGTTATCAAGTAAGTTCTTTTCGTCCTGGCTTAAGTCACCTATTTCAATGCCGTCTTGTAATCTATTATAGAAGGTGCTACCAAGCGCCGGCATAATATACTTATCTTGCGCTAACTTAATAACGGGCTTTATTTGCTTGCCATCAATAGCGTCGCTTATCGCGGTGCGGCTTTTAATTAAGGTCTCGTTTATAAAAAGTATGTTTAAACTCATTGCTTATTTTTTTCTAGTTACTATTTTAACATTCCAACGATGGCGACAATATGGTCTATGATTGCCGTTAGGCTCCGTAAACCAACCGCCTCTACGATCCCAAACCGAATATCCTAAACGCTCGCTTATGTTCTCTATGTCGGCACGGCTCCAAAGCTTAGTCTCGGCTAGTTGTAACATTCGCGCACAAAATGGTCTATTCTTATCATCCTTCGGCCCATAGTAAGTATATCTTAAAAGCACCTCGGTCTTAGTAGCTTTGTCGCCACCAGGTATCTTTTTAAGTGGCTCCGTTAACTTTCTTACTACCGGTGTATAATTAGGGGCTAATATACTTATTTCCATACCGGTTTGGACTAAGTACCCCTCAAGCTTTAGCGCCTCTAAAGCATTATCTATTTGTTCAACGCTTTTGTTAAGTACCTTGGCCATAACTTCCGGCGTGACTCTTTTGTCTTTGCTAATTAAATCTAGCACGTTTGCTTTAAGAACGTTAATCTCTTCGTCCGCAAACTTTTCGTAGTTTCTAGCTTCGTGCGTTTCTACTACGTCAAAGTCATTAACATTATCGCCACACGCTGCAAACTCATTAAGTAATAATTCGTCTTGCATTGATGCGAATGCTTGCTCCGTTGCTGGATCATCGTCCACACCTAAGAACGTATTAACATCGTCCTCGGTAAATCCAAAACCATTCTTAAGCATTAAGCTAGCTTGCGCTTTGTTAATCTTACCATTTGCAAACTGACGCACAATACGCATAACGTTTTGGTGCTGGCGTCCGGTTAAGTTTTTAATAGACTCATTTGCAGCCGCTATTGGTTGCGATGCAATCGTATTACCGCTTGCATCTATTGTAATATCTTTAGGTACTAAGCCGGCTAAACTTCTAATTTCATCGCTTGTCATACTTTCTAAAACCTTATTAGCTACCAACGGACTAAGTGAATTAATGTTATCGCTGATAATTTGCGCTTGTGTTTTAACGCTTGTGTCTAGAGCATCCTTGCCCATCAATTCTCTTATTTCATCTTTAGTCAAATTAGCAGCCATAATAGCCTCGGTAAATTCAAAGCTTAATGGTTCTACTGGTATAATTGTATGCTCACCAGGAATGCCGGCTAAGTTCATAAGCTTACTAAATGTAACTTCATGTTCTTGCTGGCGCTCGTTAACGTATGTATTTTGGAATATTTGGTATGCGTCTCTTATTTCGCTACGGCCTCCTAGTTGTCCTTCGGTTTTAATACCAAATAACATAGGGCTTGTAACTTGATGGCAACTAAATATCTCTTGTTGTATTAAATTATTGACGTTTGTAAAGTCCTCTTTTGTTAAACTTGTTTCGCCAAGGTCAACAATGTCTACTGCATTTTCTCTTGATGGGTTAAACGCAATTACTACGCGGTCGCCGTCATGGTTTGTAAATTTCTTTTTTAAATCCATTTCAACGTCGGCTTGCTCTTCCTCTTGAGGTAAGCCATTGTTAAAATTGATTAACTTAGTAGCGACAAAGTTATGCTTTGCATTACCTAAAATATGTCTACTTACTTGAATGTCACTTTCTATATAGTTAAGACCTTGAAAATAACTAGGTAACGGATATACGTCACTCTTAGGATTGTACTGCTTTACATAAAGTATCTGCGCACCCGTTGGATTGTTAATGTTAAACGCTGGGTATTCTCTAGGCTTTTCTTTAAAGTCGCTTAGAGTCCAGTCGTTCTTAACATAAAAACAACTTAAGTCTTTGCTTGCTCTTACCTTTTGGAATTCAATATGGAATACATCTTTAATAACACCTAAGGCGTTATAAATAATTTGTAAGTAAAAACCGCCATGCAATTCATCGTCTAAGATAGATCGCTTCAAGATTTGGTTCCAGGTCTCGCCGTGGGTGTTGGCTTTTTGGGTTATGTCCTCAAATCCCTTGCCATAAATGTAGTTAACCTTGCCTTTAATAATAGCGCCATGCTTAGGACTTTCGCCGTAAAGGTCTATTAGATAGGTTGGGTAATTGTTTTTTTCGCCAAACTCAATATAGTTGCGGCCCCTTTTCTCTTCAAATTTAGGTTGCTGCGCTTGATCAAATTGGACGTTAATTATGTTATATGCTTTACTCACTTGAATAGGTTTTAAATTCGTTACATTGTTCGTCGTACACCGGTTCTGCGCACTCCGTGGCCTCTTGTAAATACATAAAGCCCTCTTCTACTATTGCGCCACTTAAAGCCTCTTTTTTATTTGTAGCACTTGCTTGCTCACGGATTCTATAACGCCAAGTACCACACTCTTGATTGTCAAAAACTGCCTTTAAGACTAACACCTTTTGGTATCTATCTTCGGTGCTTATATTAGTTCCTACAAATATAACACTATCTTCGGTAGCGCTTGTAAAAATAAATAAATATTTAGGGTTAGCAATTGTCGCCAATTCTAAGCCAGTAAATATCAAATTATTATCCACCCCTTTATATATATGTAACATTTGTTTTAAATTAAAATGCCCTACCCACGCAATGTAGGTAGGGCATAATTAAATAACTATTAGGTAGAATTACCCAGGAGTCTCAAGCGCTAAGCCTACTGCATTAGACACTTGTAAAAAATCATCCTTTTCAATACCAGTCAAAGTAATATTATATCCGTTACGATCACCAGCCGCAGTTCCACTTGTTGATTCCGTAGAAGCTAAGTAAAGACCATTGTTTTCGCCGTACATTCTATAAACTCCGTCCATATCTAAAGTAACCGCAATTAATTTATTCTTGGCTAAAGTACGTACAATGTTAGCAGTTGTAGAGTCTCTTTTGTTTAAAGGGAATACAACCTGGTGTGTATAAAATACTGATCCGTTTTCCTCGGACGCAGTTGCATTAGAACTTGTATTTGCGGTTGCACGTGGCACCTCAAATTTGTAAAATCTTTTACCAGCTACTTTAGTAATGCCGGTAACTAGACCGCTTACCTCGGTAACACCGGAAATATTACCAAACTCGGCTAAAAAAACGGCTTGTAAGCCTCCGATATTTTCGCGGCAATCAATTGTATATCCGCTAGTTATTACACATGGCATGTTAAAAAAAGTTTAAAAAAAAGGCGGCTTATTTCACCGCCTTTTCTTGATTATATATTAATTAGATTGCAGACTTAAACTTAACACATAAAGTTGTGTAAGCTACGTTCACACCTAATTTGAATGCTACTCTATAACGAACCTCGTTATTATCTTTAGAATACCAAATCATGTAGTTTTCCTCTTCAGCTTCTAAGTCAAACGCCATTGCGATATTGCTTAAAGTTGTTGCGTAAATGTCACCAGTTCCGTTCAATCCGTTTACCGCTACTAACTCTACGTTAGTTCCTGGAATAACAAAAGTTTGGTTTGCATCTCCGTCAACTTTGTAGTTGTAAAGGTTCAATGCTTGATAAGCTAAAACTGCTAATCTATAAACATCGTTACCACACATAACTTTTAAGTCTTCAGCGTCAATGATTTCAACTGGGATAGCTTTGTAAACTGCATTCAATACACTCACTACGTTAGCAGCGGTAATTGTTGCAATTGGGCCGCCCGATACGTAACCTGATACGTTAGCGTCAACTGGAGAACCAGCATCAATTAACTTAATCAAGCCGTCAAATGGAGAAAGGTTTGGATTGCCACTAGACGTATTACCTTGCCAAATTCCAACCTCTAATTGCTTAGCGATCATCTTGTTTTTTTGCTCGGTAAACTTAGTTTGAAAATCTGCCCATCCAAAATCTTCGTAAGTTGATCCAGCTTTTAAAGCCTCTTGAGTAAAGTAAGCTTCAAAATCTTTAGGACAAATTGTCTCTTCAATTTTGATTTTACCTACTACAACTTCAGCTTGACTTAAAGTTGTTGTACCACTAGGGTTCCAACCGCAAGAGTCAGTTTGAAAGTTTGCGTTAGTAGCTAACTTAGGTACTTTTACGCTAGACTTAGTCTTAGGTAATAAGATACCACCAGCCTTTAATAAAGACTGCGTTTTTGCCGCGAATACGGCTTCGGTTAATAAAGGCGCAATTTCTTGTTTAGTATATGCGCTTATGCCGCTGAATGATAATGCCATTTTATTATAATTTTAGTTTATGAACAAATTGATTTTGAAAATTTTTCAAACTCGCTCTTTGCATCTAATTTTTGATCCGCAAAAGCGTTGCTTGTTTTAACACCAGCATCCGGTGCTGATTGAGGTGCTTCAACTAGCATCTTGCTAATTTGCATTAAGCCCTCAATTACTTTATTTGCTTGACCTAGTTTAGCTTCGTATTGAGCAAACTTAGATTCGTATGCAGTAAATTTCTCGTTTGTTGCTGATTCAAAAGCTGCAAATTTTGCGCTCATATCTTCAACTACTGGACTTTCTACTTCCGGCATATCATCCATCTTTGGCTTAATTTCCATGATAACTCCGTTGTCAGCTAAGACAATAGTTTCACCACTTTCAAGGATATGCTCGCCAACTGGAGCCGGTACGCCTTCAATAGTTACAATACCGCCTACTGCTAATTCAGTTACTTCAACAATGGTGCCGTCTTTTAATTTGGCTTCCATCATTTTAACCGGTGCCGCAGTTTCACCGCTAGGCATTGGCATTGATTCGTTTCCTACAAGTTCTGCAAAGAACATAGAAACTTTGTTTAAAATGTTTTGTGCTTGTTCCATGTTTATATATATTATTTATGTGTTAAAGGTACTTTTAATAATTCTGCTAGTTCTGCTAGTTTTTGTTCTGCATAGGTAGGATTCTTTTTTTCGCTAGGGTATTCAAAATATCCCTCTACGCTAAAACCTTTTACCTTGCCTTGTTTTATTAGCTGCCATGCTTGTTCATTTTCTACATAGAAACTACCAAACCAGCTTCCGTCTTTAGCATCTTCAAATCCGGCCATCGGTTGTATTCCTCTTGCTTTGTCTACAATAAAACTTTCAAACATAATAAGTCCGTCAAGCTGCAT